CATTTTGCATTTCAGCTACTGTTTTTAAGCTATCGAATGTATCAGCTTCTTCAAAGCACATATCATCGAAGTCGCTTTTGAAAGTGTATTCCTTCCAGTATTTGCGGTTCAATTTAACTGCGTATGCGTAAAGGTCCATGTTATAGTTACGAACTTCTGCAACGTTCCAATCCTTTAGATATACGGCTTTGTTATTGTCGATGACTAGCACTGGGTTGCCTTTAATGAATTTCACATTGTTAGTTACGATGATGATTTCATCGTCGCTAATTACGTGGTTAAATTTAAAGTACTTATTAGAAGTGTGTTTCACTTCGCCGAAGAACTTAGTCAATTGAGATTCTTTTACGCTTTTTAGAAATTCACTGTAATTGCTCATGGTATGTACTCCTTTATTACTTCCCTTACCTTTGTCTTTATTATACATCGTATTCGATGTATTTGCAAATGTTAATTTTAATAAATTTCAAAAAAGCGCAAAAATAAAAAGCCTACCAACCTAGATATTATCTAAGCTAGTAGGCTATATCAATCTTTTGTCAATCTTTTGAAATCAATCCATGAGTCCGCCTGCTCATGCTCAGGAGATATATGGATCACCTCTCTATCGACGAATTGCACCTGCTAATCCAAACACACCGCTTACCACGGCCCATGTGTCACGTTGCCTTTTAAGGCGCTGTTCTGTTCGTTTGTTGCGTTTGATTTGCTCTGTCAATTCTTCTAATGAGGTCGAGACTTCGTTCAATTTCGCTTCTTGCGTTGTCAAGAGATTGGAGGCTTTCGTTAATTCTTGCCCCTGTTTCTCGTTGATTGCTTTGAGCGCGTTCAATTCCTGCGTCCGTTCTTCGTTGATAATCTTCAATTCTGTTAATGCTGTTCCCTGCGTCGCGGTTAAGCTGTTGGCTTGTTGCAATGCTTTCTCGGAGTTGTTGATTGAGCTTTCTGCTTTCATCAAGCGCCCTTCGAGTTCGTTCCAACTGCTCACGGGTACGTTGATAGTCGGCTCTTGTGTCGAGGTATCCTCCGATGAGGCTGCATGCGAAACCGATGAGAAGAACGCTAAGCATACCACAAATAACGCGCTTAAGAGTAAACGCAGATACAATTTTCGTCTTGATAGTTTCATACATGGTAACTCCTTCCTAAATATTACTACCCCACTGTGCGCCCCACCATCGAGCGGTGCCGCGTAACCAGTCGCCCCCGCTCCATCGTTCGTCGCCTGCATGGCACACTAAGAGGTCCCATCGGTCAACGTTGGAGTCTGGGCCGTAAGTATTGTTAGGGTATCCAGTCGGATCTAAATAATAGAGGTCGAGGCCGTCCTTATTATCGGCCGCTTCAGCGTGTGTCATTTGATGTTGTATGTCAAGTGGTACACCCGCGTTAATAGTGAGCACTGCCATAATCTGTGTCATAGTGGTTAACTGTGCTTTGGTTGGTGGTTCGCTTCCTAAATTATTTTCATTTACTGCATCCCAACATGCTTCAATAGCTATGCCTACGGCATTACTGTTGCGCATGTAAGTGTGTTCCTTATAATCTGTTAATGCCTCCATATCGGTCCACATCGTACCATCTCGGTCGATGTTGATATGGTAATCCTTGAAGTGCTTACCACCTTTTACGCCTGTCCAATGGTAGTATGCCTTTTCAATTTGGCCATATGCTTTTAGCGCTAAGGACTGTAACTCGTCCATTGTAATTTGTCTAAACATTTATTTCCCCCTCTCGTCATGGTTAATATCATCCGATAATTGCTGAATACCTGGTCTGTTCACCGGTAACGTATTAGGCTCCTCTAACTTATCTGGTATCCCGTTATGGTCTTTGTCGATGAACATGCCACAAAGCCCTACAATTGACATAAGTACCGACGGCACGAATATGTGGTCAATGATAAGAATACCCTTATCGATAAGCTGATTCGCTTCAGGTGACACATAACCTCTAATCGTTGATAATACATACTGGGCAACGACTAACACCATAGGTACTAGCATGACGAGGACTAATGCCCTCGTCGCTAATACGCCAGTTGGCCGTATGCCAGCTATTCGGATGGACTGATATGACCGCTTGATGCGGTTAATGATAGCTAACTTATCCATTACCCCTCCATGCTCTGATAATCTCGAGTACGCCATGAAATACCTTTCCAAAGTCGACGAGGTCATCTTCAACCATTTCACGTAAGTTCTCAATAATGGACCAACATTCTGAGAAGAACGGAATTAGCATGAATAGGAATGAAAAGATATGGTCCAGGAATAGTTCAGTATTCGGAATCGGAATATCCGGTAGCGATTCAAATACTACCGATAAGACCATCCACGCGGGGTACTGGACGCATAACTTCGTTAGCAAATCGGATCGTAAGCGTTCACTCATCAGGTACCTACGTTTCAGGCCTGTAGTCACGTCAACATATCCGCCCTTACCCCATCCATACCATGCGAGCGTTGTAAGTAAAGTTATAGGCGTATTATTTCTGTGATTATCCTTGTTATACCTAAGCACCTCCGTCGTAATACGTTGCGCTGCGTCAATGAATAGCAGCACAGTTGTTAATATGATAATAACGCCCATACTGACAATATGTTCATGTGACACACCGCTAATAAGCATTACTAAAATGTCATTCAATATATCCATTCACTCCCCCTAAATGTGATAGTTAAGTAGGGTGAACACATGCAAGCAAGGCTTTGAGTACAAACGAATCCGTCAATGTCCGCCAAGCCTCGCTCATGAAATTCGTTAATTATTGCATGTGTTCTCCCTGTGGTTTGATTAATTATAAATGGTCAGCGTTTCGGATACCTGTGTTGATGTAGCTATGGTTAGCCGCATCCCATTCAATGGTATTCATATCAAAGGCCAGCGTTTTGGATACCTGTGTTGATGTAGCTATGGTTAGCCGCATATTGTTATTATCCCCTTTAAACGTTACGTTTTCAGGAGTTTCTACAAAGTAAGGGCCATATGAGTTATAGTTATCACCTAAATTAAGCGTTGCTGGTCTATTGGCATAAATTACCTTTTTCGTAACATTCCAACTCTTAGGGTTATCTTTGAAATTGCCTCTAACTGTATTATTTGAAATATTCATTTTCAAGATATCCCCATAGCGTTTGTATACAATGCCATTTTCGGTATATTCTTCATCAGCAACTGCATCAGTTTGAACACCAGCAATTTTGTATTCTGCAACTTTTGCACCTGTGAAATTGTGATAAGTGAGTTTTATATCATCTTCGCCTAGAGGTGGAATTGTAATAGTGCAAGCTCCAGTACTGTCTAGCGTGAAAGGTGTGTCGTTACCAACTACCTTAACACTGTAATGAGGTTCACCTGTTACTGTTACCACCTGTTGTCCTTTGGTTACGCTTGGAATAGTCAACGGCTTAAATTCAGTACGAGGAAAAGGCTTACCTATATTCCCAATTAAAGCAGTAAGTACATCATCAACGTTAGCACTCTCGCACCATACATTTCCGCTTAACAAGGTACGATATGCAGTTTCTGCAGGTATACTTGATGTATACTGACTTATTTCAGATTTCTTTACATAGTCATTTAAATCGGAATACTTAACAAAGGATCGCCCCTCTATTTTGTTAACATAACGGCTAGCCGCATCGCCAGGCGTTAACGCATATTGCCCAATCTCGTTTTTTCTAATAAAACTACCTAAATCACCTTTATAAGCAAACGTTTGAGACGCCCAGCCCTTTTGAGCATAATGGTTATTGGCGTCTGTTCTAGATAAATAATTATCTAACTCTTTTTTAGTAGCGTAAGCCGATAAATCGACATTTCCTCCACCAGTGCCACCACCAGAACCTGGAGGTCCAGGAGGGCCAGGAGGTCCTTGCAGTCCTGGGTCTCCTTTTGGACCTTTAAGTGCTGCTAGTTGTTCTTGAGTGAAGTCAGAATATTTAAAAGGTTCACCTTTAGGGCCTTTTAACTTTTCAAGCTGTTCTGGTGTAAGTTGTACACTTGATGTATACCGACTAATTTCAGATTTCTTTACATAGTCACTTAAATTAGCCCTAGCAGCATAATTATTATCTGCATAGACTCTAGATACAAAAGTATCCTTAATCGCCGCTGTCGTCATATAACTATTAAGATCAGTTTTCTTAGAATACGTATTATCTGCAAAAACTCTAGATACAAAGGCGTTATTAGCCGCTGCTGTCGTCATGTAGCTATTTAATGTAGACTTAGCAGCATAGTTATTATCTGCAAAAATTCTAGATACAAAAGTGTTACTAGCTGCCGCTGTCTTCATATAGTCGCTTAGACTAGCTTTAGTCGCATATGTATTTTCTGCAAAGAGTTTAGATACATAATAGTTATTAAGTGCCGCTGTCTTTACATAGTCACTTAAATTAGTTTTAGTAGCAAATGTAGTATCACAATATTCTTTTGTAGGATAAGCGGATAAATCTACACTACCGCCAGTACCAGGAGGACCTGGGTCTCCTTTAGGGCCTTTTAATGCCGCTAATTGCGCAGCGGTGAACATGTCATAAGTAAATGGCTTTCCATCTTTACCAGGCGGCCCTTGAACACCCTGTTCGCCGTTTAGCCCATTTCGACCGGGTTCGCCTCGTGGTCCTGGGTCTCCTTTAGGGCCTTTTAATGCGTTAAGTTGGTCTTGAGTGAAATCACTAAACTTAAAAGGTTCACCTTTTGGTCCTTGTAGTCCTCTTTCACCGTCTGCTCCACGCTCCCCAGGAGTTCCAGGTTCACCTTTCGGCCCTGGTAATCCTACATCACCTTTAGGGCCTTTAAGTGATGCTAATTGCTCAGCGGTGAACATATCATAAGTAAAAGGCTTTCCGTCTTTACCAGGTTCACCTTTAGGACCAGGGTCGCCTTTAGGACCTTGCAATTTAACAAGCTGCATATTGTCTTTGACTTTAATATTTTCAACACTGTCTTTGATGCGGATGCTATCAACAGGAGAAGGTTTCAAATACACGTTTTCTTCGCTCATATCATTTCCCCCTATTACTGATACCTTCAATTACATTAACTTGACCCTTAACAAGGCATTTAATAGGACGGTCGCCGTTCCATAAGAATAAATCCCATTGGTATTTACCAGCTTCGAGCGTATTTGTATCTAAAGAAAGAGTGATTTTACAAGCTTCATCATCTTTCAAAGCATCAGTAGAGACGTCGATACTAAACTTCACTTTATATTCTTCGTCGTATGGACACTTACGAACACAAGCAAAGAGATTTGCCTCTTCAACAAGATTGTTATACCCAATATTTAGAGAAATCACTTCCCCTTTGATTGCATCAAGGTTGTGTAGAACCGGTAGTTTCATCTTTGTGCTCCTCGTCCATTAATTCGTTATGAACACAGCCCTCAGTTGGGCAAGTACCGTCTTCGTTAAGTACTTCCCAGCAGTACTCACAGAATTCCATAACCGGTACTTTACTTTCTCCGATAAATTTAGGCATATTATCGCACCTCCTTAATACGTGTTACCATTTCGTCATTTAATTTAATATATTGTGCGCTAATAGCCGTAGTAGGCTTGCCCATCAATAGCAAACGGCGTTGAGCTTCTTCTAAAGATTTAAATCGCGGTTCGTACTCAGATTTAATAGTGTTAATTTTATCTTCCTTTGTAGGAACATACGGATCAGGCGCAACGAATTTTCCGTCTACATACGCTTTACCGCTCATAAATTCATCAAGCATTGCGTCACCATCTGCAGAATACACATATTGCGCATTTGGGTAATCGTGTTCAGCTTGCGCCATAATATCCTCACGACTCAACGTGTTATCACACAGGGATGTAATTCGTTCCCCTTTTTCATTTAAAATAAATACATATTGATTCATAGTAGTATCCTTTCGGAGGTGAAATTATGCGCCGTTACGCTGTTATGCTAAAACGTAGACAACGCAATACCATTACATTAAGGCAACTATTTAACGAGTGGCTGCCTATTCACTCTCAGTCTATTTCTGATAGCGCTGTTAAGTCTTATCGCATTGCTTTTAAACACATATCCAACATAGCGGATATGCCTATCACGGATATTCATTTTCAGCACCTTCAAAATGTGATTAATTCCATGCATGTAAAAGGACTTTCCTACTCATCTTGTAAGAAAGTCCGTACGTTACTTAATCAATTATTTAATTACGCAATCATTAAAGATTACCCTATCACTAATTACTCCCGGCATCTAAATCTAGGTCCTAATATTCCAACGATTAAAAGAAGAATATTCACTCGCCAACAAATCAACAAATTATGGGCAATAGGCACATCTTATTCACGCATGATTTTAATACTGCTTTACACAGGACTACGTATCGGTGAGCTACTTGATTTACGCGGGCAAGATATCAATAGACGATCATCGTACCTTATCGTGAGACGCGCTAAAACAAAAGCCGGTGAAGGTCGTATTATTCCCATTCATCACCGCATCATGCCTATAATAGAGCAACTACATACTAGCGATTACCTATTCACTATCAGCTACACATCATTCCGTAAGCATTTCCAGGATATTATGAAGCAGCTTAACTGCAAACACACTATCCACGATACCAGGCACACTTTCGCCAGTTTACTTGATGCGGTTGCGCCACCTAACGCATTACGCTCCTTACTAGGCCATAAACAAGGTGATATCACTACCAGGGTGTATACACACAAAACCATTCGTGAATTACGTAAAACGATAGAATTATTAAAGTAACTCCCCAGTGGGG